CTAAATCAACTTCCATTAAGCCATCAACATCAACAAATACACCATCAGGCACCATTCTGCTCAGCACCTGTTGCATTTTTAAATGCGTTAATTGAATCATATCAGCAAAACCTGTTATTCTACTAACTAACGATTCAATCTTGCCTTTATACATACGTGGTGCAACTATAGCGTAATTCATCATTACTTTTGTTGTATCAGCGTATGGGCGAGTCATGTTTTCACATAATCTCCAATCTAATATTTTATCATATCCAAGTATCTTTGCGCCTGAATATATTACTTCAATACTTCGTGATACTCTTTTAAAGTTATCATTTTCAGGTGGGTTAAACCCATCATCTTTTTCTATAGCCTTTTCTAATCCTGTATCAGTCTGCTTAATTTTGAATACTTGGTTTGAATATGTTTTATACTCAAAGTATAATACCTGCACATTTTGTGTGTCATAGTCCACACCAGCATAGTTTCTGGTATAATTAGTATCACCAGGAAACTTTTCTATAACCAATAATTCCTCATCTGTTAAGTGTGGGAATTGTTTTTTAAGTTCTTCTAATGTTATAGATTTAACCTCTCCAACATAATATATATCTTCAAAGTTAGGATCTTCTGTATATGAATAAACCAAATTAGCTGGGTCAACATATTCTACACGTATACCCTCAGCTTTATTCCATGAGGTTTTTGCAGAAGCAACGCCTAATGTAACTAAATCATAGTTTATTCTTCTATTTAACAAAGAATATTTGTTTCTATCTAATACTTGATTTATTACTTCTTCCTCAGCAATTTCTATTTCTTGCTTGTATGTTAACTGTAATCGTATTTCCAATTCCTCTTTGTCCTCCGGTAAGTTACTGGGGTCCATAGAGTTATATAAATTAACGCCAAGTTCTTGGTTTATTTTATCAAGTAATTCTTTAGCCATCATATCCTCAAGTATTCCTGAGGCATAGTTTGTTTTCTTTTTTATTGAATCAGGATCTTGAGCATAAGCTTTAATATCGTAATTCTTACTTGATATACCATTAACAACAATATCAACAAATTTAGGTACAACTGGTACTGGTTTCCAATCCAAATTCATATAAGACAAATCCCCGTTAACAGAAATTTCGTCTTTATATTTTTGTGTAGATTGCTCACCTCTTGCATACAAACGTCTTCTATGGAACTCAGCCCAATTGGATCCCCAACGGCTAGCGACACCACCAGCGCGGTCTCCTCTAAACCATTCATTTTCTATAGCCCTTCCGACCAAAGATCCGTATTCTAAACTGCTCTTTACTGAATCAGGTACCACCTGACTTGGAAAAGAACTATTACCATTTGTATAAATCATCTATTTTATTATTTTTGAAATATATCCTTCGTTATTATACTTTTTAAATCCTAAAGAAACTGCTTCCTTTTGTGGTGTAAATGATGGATTGTATAAAGATTTGTTACATGCCATTATTGCCAATCCGGAACTTATTGTTGCATCGTGCTTTGTACGATTAGTTATATTAAATCTAGACCAATCATTCAATGTTTTTTGAAAATACATATTGCCATAACCTCCAGGTGTTAAACCGACAAATTGATCTATATAAGTTTCAATTGCTGCCGCGTGTGCTTGTATTACATCTTGCGAGGCTGAAGGTATACCACCAATTTCTTTTTCAGCTGTCGACAATTTATTATATATTTTGTCAGGTCTGTTCATTGAGAATCCTCTATAACCTCTCCTCTTTAAATAATATAACAACCTTGGTTTATTATTTTCAGCAAGTATTGGCATACCGTAAAATACCAAAGCCATTAAAACATCCTCAAAAAATATCTCCGCTGTTTCAGGTCTAGCTATATATTCAAGGAAGAACATATTTGGTGGTACATCTTCCATTGAAAACTTAGTAAGGCCATGTAAAGCACCTTTAGACCCTCTTTGTGAGTCAACAGTTCCAGATATGTCATAACTATCGCAACCAAAAGCTCCGCAATGTTCGTTACCGGGATATTTAATACCATTCTTTAATATTACTCTATTTTGCAAATTCTTAGGTGGAATCCAAGAAATTAAAAATCTACCATTCTTACTTGGCTCAAATATAACTCTTGTATCTTGAATACCGTTCTCCCATTTAAAGTTGCCTTGGGTTAATACGTTTGAGTGCCGCAGATCATTATTATAATCTATTTGCTCATATATTTTTGCTAAATTAAATAATGATAATTTAGCCTCATCTCTAAATGCGTGATCCTCTGTTCGTGGATTTTGTCGGTAAAATTCATTTAATCCATCTGGATCATCTTTTTTACCATCTACCTCGTTCTGCCAGTGATCTATCACACCGTATGTTATTTTATCACCGTGTATACCTTTTATATGTTGTTCTGGTGTTAAAAATACGGGGTAACCATATACATCAATAAAACCTTCAAAGTTCCATTCCATTGGAATAAACAAAGAATATAAACCTGATTCTGTGGATCCGTTTCGGTTTCTGTTTAATACATCTGATTTATAGTATAACTTTTTAAAATTATCACCACCTTTTTCCAATGCATTAGATGTTGACCCCATCATACATTTACCTATAATCCTATTACCTACCCTTAAACACGTTTGCGTTACACGCCAGTTATTTAAGATGTTATCAGGTCTTTCCCATTTACCAGATTCGTCGTGTACTAATAGTTTAAGCTTTTCACCATCATAACTATTATCACCTGTATTCTTCCAGTCTATAGTAGTATCAAGTCCTTCCAGATCTTCAACCTGTTCGTTTGATGTTATTTTTTTTCTTGTTAACTTAGATGCCGGAACACGGTATGCTAATTCCGTTTTCGGTTTATCCATACCATCTTGTATTGGTTTAAAAAAGAATGGATAATTAACAGAGATTGGTACAACCTTATCGGTGAACATCTTTTTAGCGTCACCACCTGTTTTTGAAAGTATACCAAATCTGGCATCTGAAGTTATGGTAGCTTGATTAACAATTTCAGCAGACGACATAAATGAAAAACCAGAACGTCGGTTTTTTAAATAACACATTCCAAAACATCTTCTGTCTGCTTTACACGCTTCCCAAAAAATAAAGAATATCCTATTAGATTCCCTATATTCTGGAGAGCCCACGTCTATCTTGCTCCATTGCAAGTACATATAGTGCGTACCTGTTATATATGTTGGATTACCATTATTGTAAAACCAAAAACCTTCTTCCCTTCTTTTAAATTCTTCATCTATATACCCATACCATTTTTCTTTAAAAGCATCAGAATGTTTATCCCAATCAAATACGCTTTTTATTTTAGATAAATCTTTTGGATATTCAAACTGTTCCCAGTATTGTTCAGATTTAATATTAGATCTTTTATATGTGTTTTCAGCTAATGGTAAAGCTATCTTTAAATTCTGTATCTCTATTATTTCTCCAATCTTACCGGTTTTACTTATAACGATTACATCGTGTTCATCATTATAACCGTAATCCCATTTGTTATTCTTATTCTTAGAGTTTATAGTATTTTGATGTATGTGATCCGGTAATGTCTTTATTAACGTTTGTTCGTAAATCATTTAGACCTCCCTTCTGCAAAACCTTTAAATTGCTTAACAGATCCCGGTTCAGCGCTTTCTTCTTCTATTTTCTTTTGTTCATCTTGTATCTTTAACAATATGTCAAAAGCATCAAATATAGCTAACTTCTTTGTTGCAGCAGCATTTTTTAATCTGTCAGCTGAAATATCATCACCACCATCAACTATTTTTTCCTCTGCAACTTTTATCAGTTCATCAACTGCTTTTAGCCCAGCCTGGATTATATTCAGTCGCTTCTCTTTCGTGTCCATATTTTAAAACAATATCATTAGATTTCATACAATATAATCGTTGCTTATTTATTATAAAGTCATATTCACTATTAGGCGTAAATCCAACAACATCCCCAGGAGTTATTTTAAGCGCTTCTAATGAACTATTTCCATATTTTAGTATACCAATAAGCTTTTGTTCTTTTTGTGTGCTAAATTGATCCGTATTAGTTATTGGAGCAACAAAGCATCTATCTCCAAAAGATCTCCATTTACCATCTTGGTTATAAAGATATATTTGGTCAAGTTGTGCAAAATACAAATCTTCATTTATATATGCCCTACTATTCTTTTGATTATTTCTAATATCATAAAACCTTCTAAATACGTTATGGTGGATAATTACAATATCACCCACCTTAATATCTGTTTTATGAAATAATGGTGTTGATACAACTTCAGCAATATTATTAACTGATTTAAAACTATCAAGAGAAGTGTTTATTATAAGTTCACTTCCGTCGATAGTTATTTTATTATTGTATCTATCACCAACCGGCTTAACTATAAAGTCGTGTAATGCTGTTAATTTCATTAATATTCTAAATCATATTCAACTGCTATTGCCATGTTCGCATTAAACTTTTTCCACGGCATTACTTCGTCGTCTTTTTTGATGTATATATTATAAGAACCATCACTATTGTCAAAAAGTATATGGGATATTGTATGTCCCCCATATACTTCTTGTTTTAGTGAATAATGCATTGCATCATTTTTATAGTCCGCACCAATACTAATTTTTCTGATCGTCGGCCCCATTATTTTCAATTTTAGTAAAAGAACCATCAGAAAGGTTAATATTCACAGCGCCATATTCAGCCTCTAATACTTTCTTATATTCATCAATCTCCACGACAAGCTCTTCTAGCATGTGCAACGCTTTATGCTTCTGCACTTCTATATCACCAATGCCAAAGATTAATTTGTTTAATCTTGTTTGCTGATCTACAACTATTTCTAATTGTTCTGATTTAATTTTTTCCATTTAACTTAATTTATTCTTTATTATTTATTACATTCTAGTTTTATCCTTATCTCTCTCTTGTACCATTTTGCTTTTTTTCGCATGCCCGCCATATACTCTTGTTGCTTGCCCAGTTCTGTCGTATTCCACTTTTTTAAGCCTTGACTGCACTGCTTGCTCAGCAGGTCTATTTGTAGTTGTTTTTTCAATAGCATTCTGAGTTGTAGCATTTCGGGTTCTTCGAAATTGATTTTCCGCAAGGTTTCCTTGGTATTTTCTTCTTAATGCTTCAGATGCTTTTTTATCGCTCTTCTTAGCGCTTTCAATTGTTTTATTGTCACCACCTACCACGTGATAAGCCGTCTCAGTTTCTACAATTCTTTTCTCATAAGGTCTCGCTTGCCAATCACCAGAAACTGGGTTTCTTTGTATTCCCTCATCTGTTTGTTTTAATGGGCTGCCACTCATCAATTGTGACGGCATACCATGACCAGTTTTTGGATTATTTCCCCGACCTGGTTTCATTTTAAAAGGTGAATTGTAATTTTTCATTTTTAAGTTCAAAGTTTTTTTCGTTTGTAAATAAGTTTAAATATTCCTTCTTTGTTTTTAATTGATACAATCATACCATCACTGTCATATCTTGTGAACTTAAGATTTGCCCACCAATTCATATCTTCATTTAATGTATTCAAGTACAATATTCCATTATTAATTTTCATCAATAAAAGTTTAATATTGCTATCAGTTATATTGTTGGTAATTTCAGTTTTTAACTCATTATTTTCATTTAACGAAAATTGAAATGTAATACCAAGCATATCTGCTTGTTCCCATGTACCAATTAAATACTCTTTAGTAATTCCTTGTGCGCTAGTGATTAATGTGCTTAATCCAAAAAGCAATGTTAAAATAGTTTTCATAAGATTTGATTTAATTTAATTAATATTTAAGTTTTATTGTAAGCTTCTTTTTCCCAAGGTAAATCCTTGCTGCCTTCTTTCATTTTAGATCGTGGATATTTTTTACCTTTCCAAAATACATCTGTATCTGTATAATCTAAATCACCACGCTTCATTTGATCTAAATGGACTTTCTCGTGTTCTATTGTATTATGTTTTTTTAATACTGCAGGAGATAATCCTTTTTTAACAAGAATACTACCATTCTTATTTGCCATTCCAATAACTCCTTCCTCTATATCTCTTTCATATATTGGAGTGTTATCTATATTATACTGAGATCGTAACTTGAATGCCATAATTAACAGTTCCAACGTCTTCTAGCAGCACATATTCTTTTGTCAGGCGTTTTTGAACAATCTATATTATGCATTTGCATCTGACCTTTAGATCTTGCGCAATATGAATCTCTTCTCTTACCGCCTTGAGGTTGTGGAGCTTTTAAATTGCCTCCAGTTTCTCTATTATAAGCTTTTCTACCAGCCTCTGTCATACCCGCGCCCTCTTTAGCTGTTAAGAAATGGCGGCCTTTGCCTTTTGTCGTTTTTTTAAGCTGAAATAACGGCGATTTGAAATTCTGATTGCTCATACTATAAATATTACTTATGTATTATACTTTTTACTTTAGGTGAATAAACTTTAACTTATCCCCTTGCTTTCGCTCTTTTTGTAATTGGCTCAGGATATACAGTAGAATCGCAGCAGCATCCGCAACCTGCCATCTTTAATTTCATACCATCTTTACCGCTACTTGATCCTTTACCTTTTGGAAAACCATCAAGGCTTAATGGCCCATCCCATAAAGCGTTTGCTCCAGTCATACCGTGCTTTTCAACATTAGCTACAGCTTGTGTTTTTTTAACTTCCATGTTATATATGTTTAAATGTATGTTTGATCTTGTAAACCCTGCTCCTCAATTGCTCTATTAAATGTTCCTGGCATTGCATTACCAAACACTCCATTTATCATGCTAAGATTTGGCTGTGTGAATGGCATTGGCGCTCCTGTATCTTTAACAGGCATTGCTGGCCGAGGATTTTGCATTACTGGTTGTTGCACTTTAGCGCCAGGCAGTTGATTGTATGCTGGATCTGCCAACCGTAAATTCATTGGTGAATTATACTTTTTCATAGTTTATTTCTTTTATTAGTTCTTTTTATAACATCACGTAGTACCGCATCAGTATATGTTTTACCACGTATTATACTGTTCCTTCTACTTGTTGGAATTGCTTCCTCTCCTAAGAGCATTCGGTACATCCTAGCAATTAGCGTTTTACACCTTGTAGAAACTTTGTATATATTATGCTTTTGGGTCGTTTGGTTTCTTTCTCGCCAAACTACTATCCACCCTTCTTTAAGCAACCTGTTCCAGCGTTTGTTATCCCAGCTAAATGCGTATGCACCTTTTTCAAAATCGTATTTAGTAAAAAAATTCAGTCCATCTAAATAAACCAAAAGTTCTAAATCACCTTCTGGAAGATTATAATTTCTGCTAGCCCATTTGCGTATGATTCTGTAATTCATTAAAAAACCTGAGTCTTTTAATTCGGCTGCAGTTATTCTACTCATAATTTAGCAACTATATCGTCTACCTTTATTATTGAATAAACATCATCTACTTTGTGACCAGTATGCCTGTCGTATTTTATTTTATCACCTGGCTTTATAACTTCAGGTACAAAACTACCAACAGATATTACTTCTGCATTTCTATATCTATTATCTTCCCTAACTTTATCGGATAATAATAAACCGCCTTTTGAAGATTCTATTTTAATCTCTTCTGGCTTTATCAATATATACTTACCTACCGCTTCCATTTAATGATTCAATTCTTAAATTATTAATAACGCAGTCAGTAGATAAAATTGTTACAGCAACTGATGCCGCATTCTTTAAAGCCTCTTTTGTTACTGTTAGAGGATCAATAATTCCTTCCTCACTCATATTAACAATAGCTCCGTTTAAAACGTTTATACCTTGCTTATGTTCAGTTAATGAAATACTATTAATATCAAAGCCAGCATTTTCAAGTATTGTATTATATGGAGCTTTTATTGCATTAAGTAATACAGATTGGGGGTCACCGCTTGAATACTCTTTTAAAAGTGTATTTGATATATCTCTTAAAGCTACACCACCACCATCTACATAACCTTCTTTTATCGCAGCTTTTGTAGCACATATTGCATCTTCAACTCTATCAGATTTTTCTTTTAATTCTATTTCAGAATTTGCACCAACTTTTACAACGGCAACTTTACCTGATAATCTAGCTAATCTTCTTTCTTTTAAAATAACCTCGCCTGGAGATAATTTATCATTAGCTAAAGAGTTTGTAATTTCATCAATTATATCGTATACTTCACTTGGTACTGAATCAACTTTTATAATTGTTTCATTGTCGTATGTTAATGCAGTAGAACATCTACCCAAGAAATCCGGGTTTACAATATCCATTGTATCACCTAAATCTTCATTTATTATTTGCGCACCTGTAATTAAAGCTATGTCTTGTAATGTATCTTTCTTATTAATACCGTAAGCCGGTGCATTAATAACATTAACTTTTAAATTACCTTTTAACTTATTCATTGCTAATACAGAAACAACTGATGGATCCATATCCGCAATTATAAGTAACGACTCTTTATTCTTTATAACATATTCAAGAACGTTTTGAATCTGTCTAATATTTTTAATCTCTGATTCAACAATTAATACAACCGGATTATATAGTTCAGCAACCCTGTGTGTTTTGTTGGTTATGAAACTAGAATTTATTAATCCTTTATCGTATTGCATACCCTCTACCAACTCATATTCAGTTGTACTAGCTGTAGATGGTTCCATCATAACAACACCGTGTTCTCCAGCAGCTATAAACGCATCAGCAATAATCTGTCCTAATTCGGCATCGTTATTAACTGATATTGTTGCAATCATTTTTAACGCGTCGTTAGTAACAGGCTGAGCAGAATCCTCAAGCATTTTAATTACTTGATTTACGGCATCTTCAATGCCTAATTTAAGATCTCTACCGTTAATCTTGTTACTAACCTTGTGAGCTTCATTCAGTATTGCATGTGCAAGCACTGTTGCGGTTGTTGTACCATCTCCAGCGGCTTGTACTGTTCTTCTTGAAGCTTCCTTAATTAATGTGGCCCCCATATTTTCTACTGGGTCTAATAGTATAATGTTCTCAGCAACAGTAACCCCATCTTTTGTGATTATTGGTCTACCGGCACTATCTTCAAGCATTACACATTTACCGCCACCGCCTAATGTTGATTTCACAGCGTTAGTCAATTTGCTAACGCCTTCAAATACTTTATCTCTGGCTTCTTGTCCAAAGTTTAAGTTTTTTACAATTTGGTCATTCATATTAAATTATATTTTATTACTCAATATAAATATTACGTAAATTTAAAAATATTTATATAGTATCTATATATTATATAAGCGGCTATAACTATTATTAACCATATAATCCACCACTTAGATTCTTCTCTATGTATATGTTTAACTTTACTTTTTTTTGCAGTATCTTTTTTAACATCAACTTTTTTATCCGATACAACAATTGTTTTATCTGATTTATTTACTTTTGTTTTGTCTTTACGCTTTTGTATTTTAATTTTTGCATTAAAATATTTTTTACCATCAACAATCATTATTTTTGTTGAATCAGCAGGAACAATTACAACTGTACTGTCCTCGGTATTATATTCTACCTTCTCGTTTTTTTCATTTGATACTGAATCTTTCTGCTCCGTTTTTTCAACGGTGGTTTCCTTTTCTTTATTGATATTTGTATCAACTTTTCTTGCTCCACAACTAAACAGGAATAAACTAACTAAAATAAATACGTGCTTCATCATTTCTTCTTTTTACAAGTCCTTTTAGTATTTTGCCATCAGCTCTAACCCATTTTTTAAATTCATCTGCAATAGTGGGATCATTGTGATCGGCATTTACTTTTTTTAACAATGTGCTCTTTTGT